ATTTGATTTCTGAGTTTGAGCGCTGGGTTATTGTATTGCAAGGTATGATGGTTATTCCATGTGTGGCCGTTATGGGTCCTCGTGCGTGGGCTAATATTCGTACTTATGTTTCTATGATTTCGAGCGCTCTTGTTTCTTACCGTTTTTTTAGCGGCAATGATAAGAACGCAGATGAAGATCTAGATCCTCATTGTTTTGAATCTATTGTTGATAAGGTGGATCAAGTCACGAAAGTGTATTTTGTATCTGCTGAAGATAATAGTGAAAATGATGATGCCGAGATGAAGGCGTGTAAGTTAATACGGTGGGATGAGCAAATTAAGCGTATTTTGCAGTGTGAGGATCGCCTTATGCTGCAATATGCTGAATCTGCCCCAACCGATAACATCATCAATAGGTATAAGTTTTTTAAAGAGAAAAATAATGTTCATCCACTATATAAAGGGGTTGAAAAATTATGGGAGAAACTTGAGAATTATGTCCCAATTGATTCTCTCTCTCGTTTGAAAGCTTATATTACTGATCCGAAGACATGTGCTATTGCGTGTTTGTTTTTGATGTTCATTTGCACTGTTATTGTTAAAGTACTTAAAAAGTCTGTTAAAAATGATAATGTTAATGAAAGTAAAAAGACTACGCAAATAGTAAAAGCAGTAAAACCTGCTATGTCTATCCTCAAAGTTGAGGAAAATTTAGCAGAGGTTGTAAAACAGCTTCGTGCTAGAGTTTCTCTACTTGAGAAAAATTACCTTTTGGTTCCAAAGCAAAATAAGTTCGCATCTAAGAATGCTGCATGGTGTCACCATTGTGGTTATTTAAAGGGACTGCCTCATCGTGAGGGATGTAAAAAGTTTGTCCCCGTGCTTGTTTCTTTGGCAGAAGGGAAACGAAAAATTGGCCAGCGTGAGATTATGGCTAACCAGTCAAATTCTGGATCTACCTCGGATATGTCAGGGTCTTATGACTCTACCATTGATGAGGAAATCTCTTTGTTTGAGCGGCGTCTGCATAACTCTGAAGAAGAGTTTAAAGACTCTACTCAACCAAGTACTGTTTCTTCTCGACCTATTCGACCAGATGATTATTATCGGAGCTCTCGATCTGCCATTAATGGTAAGTCTTGGGCTGATCTGACCGAAGAGGAAGAGATGCGCGATATGGCTGAACAAGCCATGCGTAATGCCTTGGAGAAAAACGAGGCAATTTCCCACAAGAAGAAAGATCGGATGTGGAAGTTGTATAAAAAGCAACATGGGAAACCTTCACATACGGAAGCAATTGTTGCTACTCCGAAAGTGAATCCAGATCCAATCCGTCGTGCTTGTGGAGAGTTGGTTGTGGATGGTGAAAAATTACAGCATTGCTTCTTGGGATGGAATCAGATCCACTTCAATAAGCATACTGTTTTAGATAACCCAAACGCAAAAAAAATAGTGGCTCGGTTTGGTGATAAGGAGCAAATCATTTTTCAAGATGGGAAATGGGTGCGTCCTCCAGCCAATGACCAAGATGATTTATTGTCCTTTAATAGCACCTTAAGTGGTGTTATTGGGTTAAGGAAATCTAAGAAGTCATTTCCAACTAAGTGTTATGTATTCCATCTAGACGGAAAAGTTTCCTCTGGCGATTTTCTAGATGGTGGCGCACATACGTGCGCTACTGTTATTGGTGATTGCGGGTTACCTGTCGTAGATGAGTTTGGTCACGTTTTAGGAATGCATCGGGCAACCGATGGTTCTTTGAACTATTGCCAAATGTTTGACAAGATAGAAATTATTCCTCAAAATTTTATACAAACCCCATCGGCTACATGAGTAGCTGGTGGGGCATAGCTGATGTATCTTCTTATTATAGGCAGTATGATTGTAATGAAATATTTAGATCAGCTGAACCTAGTGAGTTGTATAATAAATATTTTGTTAATAAAAAATGTATTTTTGTTGGCAGAATAGTCAACTCTGTAAAGTATAAAATTCGTAATGTTACTGATTCTTGTTTTGATGCCTTTATTAAAAGTAAAGGGATCGAGTGCAAGAATGAGTACAGGTGGGCTAATGCTACTGTTGAGAGTGGCTATTTATCTTGTTCTAAATATGATGTTATTCGTCCAAAAATGAGCGAGGAGAGTACGAAAGTGCTGAACCTTGCTGTTGATTGGATGAAACGACATTTCCACGTTTGTAATGGTGCTAGAGAAATAAAACTCTCCGACGCCATTATGAACGCGGAAAAACAAACTTCTGCTGGGTTTCCATGGTCTCGATCTGGATATCCCAATAAGCAATCGTGGTTGGACGGTATTGGGCCAGTAGTCTTGAATGATTATTGGCGTAGTGCTGCCACCCCGTTTTGTTTACCTGTGTGGTGGAGATGCTCTGTCAAGCAAGAACTTCGTAGTTCCAAGAAATTGGACCTCCCAGTTCCGAAGCTTCGGACATTTACTGCTTCTCCAGCTGAACATTCCATTAATTTGGCTCGTTTATCTGGTGATT